GGTCGTAATATTTGGCAATATAATCATAGATTTATGAAGGGAGATTGTGGTTCCATCCTTCTTCTACAAACGACCAATGGCATTAAAGTCGCTGGTTTGGTATATGAAGGTCGTAATATTTGGCAATATAATCATAGATTTATGAAGGGAGATTGTGGTTCCATCCTTCTTCTACAAACGACCAATGGCATTAAAGTCGCTGGTATGCATGTAGCAGGGGATTCGTTTAGTGGAAATTCAGAGGTTATAACAACATTAGCATATGATAAAATTATCAATTATTTTACAAAACGAACCCAGGGCTTTTCTACCGATATGGAATTAGATCAAGATGAATATTTCGATGCCGTCAGTGACTTGGAAGAAGGGTTTTACTTCTTGGGTAAAGCAAGAAGAGCACCCTTCCAGAACGATAAATCAGATATCGTTAGAAGTCCATTTTACGAGACATTACAACCAGTATTAACTGGTCCGGCGGTATTAAATCCAAGTGATAAACGGCTTATGGAACCAATTTCTCCAATTATAAGTTCAATAACAAAATATGGAACTAGAATAACACCATTTAGTGAGGAAGCTTTAAGTAGGGCATTTGATATCGTTAAAGATATGTATGACCCAATAAAAGCTTATAAATTAGAGGTGCTAGATCACAATAGTAGCATTAATGCTATAGGAAATGAATATTTGGAGAAGCTTGATTTAAGCACATCGGCAGGATACCCATGGAATGTGAATCAGAAAAACAAGAAAGATTTGATTGAGAACATCGAAGGGACCTTGAAAATTAAACAGGAATTGCAAGATAAATTGAACACATATGAAAATTATTTAGATAAGAACACCATGTTTCCATACACATTAACAACAACATTAAAAGACGAGAGAGTATCATTAGAAAAGATTAGAATAGGTAAAACACGAACGTTTATGAACTTTCCAGTTGAATACACGATACTTATGAGGAAGTATTTTGATAGTTTTATAGATAAGGAGACCAAACATGCACTCGAAATAGGAACAACAGTCGGAGTTAATATTTATAGCTCTAAATGGCAACAACTATATACAATTTTAAAGAAGTACGATTATACAATTGATGGTGATTACAAAGCCTTTGATGGTACTATAAGACCAGAATTTTTTAGATATTACTCAAAATTAGTTAATGGTTTTTATAATGATAATAATACAAGAAAACGCGATATGTTAGTTTCGGGTTGTTGTTTTGCCCCTATTTTTGTTTTAGATAAAGTTTATGTGAAACTGCAAGGAAATCCTTCGGGTTCACGTATAACGACATCATTTAATAGTTTTGTTAATAGAATGTATGTTGTATTGTCATTATTAGATTCATTACCAGAAGTTTATCAGACGCCAGATTTTATTAATAATAACGTTAAGATCTTTGCACACGGTGATGACCATATTATCGGATTTAATACTGTTGTAGAAAGATACTGGAATGGGCACGCACTAAGAGATTACATGAAAAATCATAATATCGGTTATACATCATCACAAAAAGATGGAGATTTACCAATACACAGACCACTCCACCATTGTTATTATTTAAAATCATTTTTTGTATACGATAAGATATCAGGAACATATAGAGCAGGACTTGATAAGACAGTTATCCAGGAGATGGTATCTTGGCAGAGAGATAAAGACATGCTCAGCACGAAGATGATTTGTAATACTGCATTACGTTACGCTTACTTCTGGGGTTATGAATATTTTAACGAAATAAGAGAAAAGTTAATAGAAAAACAAAGAAAAATACATGTAGATTTTAAGTTAATAGATTATATATCTTTGGATATTGAATATAGACATAATGGAG